CCATACGTTTGCAGCATAAGTAAAATGAACAGGACTAGCAAGATAAACTCTGGTCTTCTTCTCAATAATTTTGGCCATCTCTCTCACTTCACATTTTAATTTTGCCCACCAAATAACCGGGGTATCTAGAGAAAAAGTTTTCCAGATATCAGGGTAAGCCAAAAATAAATCTGCTTTCTTGGCAAACTCACGATTAAAAGGATAACCACAACTGGAACTTTTATCTATATGAGGCCCTTCATGAATTTCCTGAAGAGAGACAGTCTGACAAGGACCAATCCAAGAAAACATTGTTTGTTTTGCTCTATAAACTGCGTAAAGAAAAGCATCACGGTCTGGCAAAACTTCTATGCGGTCAAATTTTCTAATACCTTTTTCCAGCAAACCACGTTCAAAAACAGCCAATCCATGAGTACTCAGCCCAGGGTCCAAATTCTTTTCTGAACAAAACTGCAGAAAAATGTTACTCTTGTGTTTGTTAGGACCAACATACTCACTTTGTCTCTCATAATTATATGAAAAGCCTTGAAGCTCAAGAGGGGACAATTCATACAATTTCGGGGTATTGCGAATTTGCTCAATCAAAGCATCATTCATTCGTACAAATCCGGGCGCATAATCTGAACCCAACTGATGGAAACCAACAATAGCACCATGCGCGTTAACAACAGGACCTGCGCAATCACCTCGTTTGGATTCATAAGTAGCCCAACCCCAAATCTCGTCAACCATTATGACAACTCCTGTAGAAGTGAAGCCAGTTCCTCTAGTGCTCACCAAAGTCACCGACTCGCCTACCACAGGTTCTGCCATGTGGACGCGAGCTACATCAGCTGCAATGTCCCAAGGAGCCCATATAAGGTCATCCTGACGTTTAAAACGCCTCCATCTATCAAATGGGACTTCAAAAACTTTACCAGACAAATCTTTTAACCAAACTTTTTCTTGTATAGAATGAGAGAAAGAAACAATTTTATTACCGATTCTAAAAGCATTGATTAAGTAATCATCTTTCTCACAACTTGGTGCCCGAAAAACAGCCATGGTCCTGGCACGGACAACATCAAAATTGTCTGGTGTACGGGCTTGCACTTCAAAATTTGGTCCAGCAACAGGATAAAAGAGTTCACGCGACGGTTCATATTCGGTACAACTCTGCTCAACTTCAACATGAGAGAGCACTTTTTGGATAGTGGGTCTTCTCAAAGCACCATCAGTACGCACGTACCGATTATGTTTAACTTTCCGATAACCAGCTGAAGTGGCATTACCTTTGCCGCGATCTGCTTTTTCCTCATATTCCAAAGCTTTTTCAACTTCATGAGCATTTCTCTCAGCAAGTTCTTCAGGATCATGACCCCACCAATCCTTCTTTTTCTTTTTGATCTCCTCATAGACATCAAAATCTCCAGATGGGTTCTTCTTTGTTCCTTCACGCCAAAACCGTGTTTGTTGACTACGAAAGCTCATATAAGCGAAGGCCATAGCACACAAAACTGATACTAATCCACAAGTCATTAAGCCAAGCTTCCGAGCAGGAGTGCTCATAATCCTAATAGACGTAGGACTACAACAAAAGAATTCATCTTCATCATCACAACCAATGTCGGCATCAACAACTGCAGCAGTTGTAGCTGGTTCTATGATATCAACTTTCGCCCATTTATTGTTGAGCCTTTTGTCAAGCCCAAGCGCTTTATGTTCACCACGAGAGACTAACCAACGGCTCCAACAAGCAAAACGAGTATAAGTGTATTGAACATAATCACCTATCCACGTCATCACACCTTTTCCGACGGTGTATGGACCTTCCAAAGTAGGTGAATCAGTCTTCTCTTCTTCCTCTTCAGAATCACTTTCGCTAATAAGCAACTCCGGTTCTTGACCTTTGACTTCTTTTTCTTTCTCTTCAAAACCTAAACCGGTCACGTCCCCTTCTTCTCTTCCGAGAGCATTTGCTTTCTTGACTTTTTCATGCTCTCTAGCAATCTCGTCGAGAAATTCTTTTTCAAGCGAATCATCAATCTCTTGGGGGTCGAGTTTGGTTTCATCTTTACCTTTCTCCACGGTAGGTGATCGGCCAACGAAAGCTCCACCAAGGAAGACTTCAGCCTCCTTACCTCGTTTAACCACTTCCAACTTAGTGGTGTTAGCAGCTTCTTTCAGCACCCCACAAGCGGTATTAGTGACACTCTTCAGTTGAGAATAAGCTTCCTTTGCTGGCACAAAAAGTTTTCTTTCAAAAGAAGTTTTAAGAGTGGTCAAACCCGAAGGTTTTTCTTTCTCTGCTTCTCGAGCTAACTTGTCTAAGGGTGCGAGACTCCCTTCACGTTTTTGCATGGTTTTAACTTGATAATGGGCAACGATAGCTTCTTTAAGAGCACCACTGTTGAGATCAGAAACATCTTTCTCGATTTCTTTCCATTTGGCTTCATAAAACTGTTGGTTTTTCTCGGCATCCAGAACTGGCCAAGCTATTACTCCAAGCGTTGCCTGAACCTCTTGGAGCAATGGAACACGAAAAGTGAAGCACTTACGATGCACCACATCCTCGCATTTACAAGCACGGATATGGTCTCGAAATTTGTCTTCAAAATTGGTGTAAACCTCAGCTAATCCACTTGCTTTAAAAGCAGCTCGCATAAGGTAAGAACTTGACATATGATACCACACTTCTGGCAAACCTTGTGCTTTCACCCCTAAACCAAACCCTTCATCATTAATTTCAGGGCGCAAAGAGTCATCTTCAGGACCAATAGAGTAATGTTTAGCTAAGAGAATATTAACACTTTCTCTCAAGTTCCCTATCTTTGCAACTTCTTTGCAAACTTTAGCAACACTGGCTTCACTCATCATTAATTTGATGGTTTTCCTTCTATCTTCTTTAGAGGGTATGAGTTCAATGATCGACTCACAAAAGCCAGGACGCCAGTAAGGAGGTTCTAACAACAAATCAATTTTATTGAAGGCTTCCTCACCAACTACTTGTGCTAAACTTTCTGCTAAAGCTTGCATCTGTGCGTCATCTTTATCAAGAGAAGGAAAGCTAAAGTCACCTGAAGCCCAACTATCAACGCATTTTCCAAGATAACGAATAAAACGAGTGTTCTTAGCAGCATCGACAATTCGTTTCCGCACTCCTGTCAATTCTAGTCCAAAGCCGACTGAACAAATGGTAAAGATCCCTGCGAGAGCCGCAAGAACTTTACTAATCCAGTGAGTGGTCTCATCACCAACTCCTTGAAGACCTACTCTAATTGGTCCAGGGCGACTACAAACCAACCCAATGAAACTAGATGACAAAGCACTATATAATGCAATCGTTTGTTGGGATTCAATGTAACTAAACCAACCTGCTTGGAAAGAGTCAGTTACTATTTTTGCTGTATCCACCAAGCTCTTAGTTACTTGCTTGATGATTAAAAACCCAACAAAAGCTAGACCAAGGCAGCAAATCACGGATAACACACTTAAAACAAATATCTCTGTTGCTGATATGTCTAAAGTAAGTCCAAAAGCTACATCTAGCTGAGACATCATCAATAAGACAAAAATGTACCGATTTCTACCTGTAAAGCACAAATCACAAATAGGGTAAACTGATTGATTATATTTAAATCCAGTATCTGCTGGATTACCACAAGGAGCAAAGTAAGCGCGCCCGTGGTTCTTTCGGTAGCGAATAAAGTTTAAACAAGGAGATAAACGATTTCGACTCACCACAATTTCCTGAAGGCCCTCCACAAAATTCATTAAAAACACCACAGCTCGTAGTGTAATCACGCTATCTTTGAAAGCGTGCAAAGTGAATTTTCCTTTATATCGCTTTAAATCAAAAGCAAGATAATGGCTGGCCACTTGTAAAGAACACTCTTCTCCCTCCGCCAAAAATTTTTGCATGTCTGGCTGATCGATATGAACCGAGTATGGTGCACCCGTAGCTGGGACTGTTAAGCACGTGCTCGGACTCATTGGATAAAACAAGTTCTTTGTGCCGGTCCCCACATCCACCTGGTGGGTTTCAGGTTCCCCATTATTATTGGGGGTAAAAT